TTGCCCGCATTGTGGAGGTAATTTGTGAGTCTCAAGTGGATGATTAAGGTTTGGTCTGATTCGCCATATGACGGGACTCGACTGCTCATCCACTTGGCGCTTGCCGACATCTCTCACGATGATGGTCGATTCTTTGCATCACAGAGCAACCTGTCAAAGAAAAGCAGGTGCTCGGTTGAGTACATTCGAAAAGTAATCAACGAGATGATTGCAGATGGACATTTGCGAATTGTCTCCAAGGGAAACTCTCGAGGTAATGCAACGACCTATCAATTGATTTGGAAAAAGTCTGCACTCCCCAACGATGTTGAGGAGAACAAAGTTATGGACGACTACATAGAACTCCCCAACTCTGATACGGACAACTCCCCAACTCTGATGCCCTCACTCCCCAACTCCACTCCGTACCAACAGTCCTATACAACAGTCCTATCTACAACAAAGAGCGAAGACGAAACTGCTATCGCAGTTCGTCCAATATCTGATGAGATTGCAAAAGTTTGGTGGGAGAAGCAAAGAGTCAAACCTCTTGGAAAAGGGGCATGGCATTCGCTGCTACAGATAACCAAGGCAGCAGTTGCTAGAGGTCATACACCTGAGCAGATTATCCAAGCGCTCGATTACATCGGCACGGTTCCGACTATGCGACAGATGGATTTGATTCTCAAGGGTGCTGGAGTTCGAAAGACTAAAACTGAGACAAACGCTGAGAAGGCAATGGAACTAGCAGAGAGGCTCAAAGGTGAATCCTTCTGAAGTAGCAATTCTCCTCGGGGTCGTGGGAACTTATGACCTTCGAGTTCAAGTGGACGAATTAAAAGTTCGTGCATGGTGTGAATCTCTTGACAGAGATATTCCGCTTGCTGATGCAAAGATGAGCGTCTACCGTCACTACGCAAATACAGATGTTGCAATTACAGTCAGCCATATCAATAAAGATTGGCGACTGAAAATGCAACACGAGAAGGAGCGAGAGCGTAGCCGTCAGATAGGGTTGGAGTTAGAGTCGGCAGCGACGAAAAAGGCTCCGCCTGAAGTAGTCGATAAGTACATGTCCGAGATTCGTTCTAAGTTGAAAGGCAAAAATGCTTCAGTGGAAAATGGTGATGGAGAAATGGCACCTGACCTATGAGGATATTCCAATTTGTCGCATGGCTGCGATATTGGCGCAGCAGACGCCGACAAAGGTATGCCCTGCTTGCATGGACGCCATCGCGGACTCGAGACTTCAATGGCTAAATCTAAACCTAACAAAGTTACTGACGGAGTAAGAAACCTAGTTTTAACTCGCGGTAACTATCGATGTGAGCACTGCCATGAAGATTTTCTTTATAGCGGGGTTTCAGTTCATCACCGTCGTCCAAGAATGATGGGTGGCTCAAAGAATGAGTTGCTCCATCTCCCAGCAAACCTAATCGCTTTATGTGGTTCGGGTACAACTGGATGCCATGGATGGGTTGAGTCCAATAGGACCAAAGCCCGTGAGATGGGATTGCTTATTCAAAATGTTGAATCAGCCGAAGAAATTCCATTTCAAGACAAAAAGGGCAATTGGTGGAAATTGGACAATCTAGGACAAAAGGAGCGATTTGACATAAATGAGACTTAATCTAACCTTCAGTTCATGGAATGCCTATGCCAATACGATGAATCTGACCAAACCATCTATCGCCTTGAGTTCAATCAGCGACCGTGGACCACAAACGCTGAGAGGGCTGGCAATCGCTGGGAACGGGCAACACTCACCAAGCAATGGCGCTCGGCTTTTCAACTACTGGCTAAATCTGAGAGGATACCGCCTATGGAGTGGATTACCGTCACGGTCGAACCACACCAAAAGGGAGGGCGCTTACAGGACGTAGGTGCATGTAACCCAGCAGTAAAGGCAGCAATCGATGGATTAGTTGACGCAGGAATTCTGCCCGACGATTCATCAAAGTTCGTAAAGTCTTTAGTTTTTCTACCGCCTCACAACGATAGAAATTCTTTAGTAATTTATATCAGGGGCGTTAAGAAAGGGAGAAAATTTTGAATTGGGAATTTTATTTAACAACAGTATCAACAGTATTTACTCTTGCTGTAATTAGTTTAATTGTCTTTCCAGTTTACGCTGGAATCTATATGAGACTTACAGAAAAGAAAAGAATAGAATCAATTGAGTTCATCAAGAGTATGCAAGAAATACAAAAAGAATCAAAGATAGATGATGCAATCGAGCGCATATTTGAAAAGGGAGTTAACGAATGACTACAGTAATGGAAGCAACCGAGTTGGATTCTCGTGGGTTAACCGACCTTAAGACAATCAATGATGCGATTCGCACTCATCAGAATCAGGTAACTGATTTGTTGAAGCGCCGTAAGACTTTGATTCTTCGTCTTCGTAAGCAGCGCATTACCTACCGTGAGATTGCACAGACCATGGGAGTATCAGAGCAGTTGATTTACAAAATCATCAAGGACGATATCGACCGTACCCCGCAATATGATGAGAACGGAAAATTAGTTCGCTACCGTGGGCGTCCACCTAAGCCAGCAGCAGAGTAATGAAAGCCAATATCCGAGTTCAAGATGTTTCCTCGGTGGCGATTTCATCACTTGAGGCATATCCAACGAATCCGCGCCGTGGAGACATTGAGGCTATCGCGCAGTCGCTGAAGGCTCACGGTCAGTATCGACCAATCGTGGTCCAAAAGGGAACCAACTTCATCCTTGCAGGTAATCACACCTATAAGGCTGCCAAGAAACTTGGCTGGAAGAAAATCAAGGTTACCTACATTGAGGCAGACGAGAAGACAGCGCGAAAGATAGTTCTCGCAGATAATCGTCTGACTGATATTGCTGGATACGATGAGCCGATGCTCAAGAGCCTATTAAGCGCACTGCCTGACTTGGATGGAACAGGATTTACCCAAGCCGATGTTGAGATGCTCGACAGACTTATAGGTGGAGACGAAAAGAGTTCGATTTCCGATTCTAAGCCTTTACCTAGTGAGCCGAAGGTAAAGATAGGGGCATGGGCATTTATTATCGAGAGCGAGGCTTACAAGGCTTGGAAAGAGCAACTCTACAGCGAGGCTCCGACAAAACAGAAAGCAATCAAAGCCATCAAGGAAAGACTAGGTTTCCCTGAGCGAAAGCCAGTGGAGAAAGAACCCGTCACAGAGCGTTCTGAGGTCAACTCAGGCGATGTTGAGACGGTCAGCACCAAAGAGATTCAGCCTCATCCCCTGAATCCTAGAGAGGGCGATATTGGGGCGATAATCGAAAGTTTGTCGCACATGGGGCAATACCGTCCAATCGTGGTCAACAAACAAACGAAGCACATTCTCTCGGGTAACCACACATATGCAGCAGCAGTTCAATTAGGGTGGGAAAAGGTTGCCGTTCACTGGGTAGACGTCGATACTGAGGAGGAGTTAAAAATCCTTATCGTAGATAATCGCACGTCGGATTTAGCAAGTTACGACTCGGGGGAGTTGAACAAACTGCTAACTTCAGTGTCATATGAAGGGACAGGGTTTACCCGAGAGGATGTTGCCGATATCTTGGCTGGAGGAAAGTCCAAGCCTGGGCATCAACCGATAGGTCGCTCAACAATTAAAGTGGGCGAGCATACGGCGAGAGTTCACACAGAGGACCTTAACGACTGGGCTAACACAATCTACGGATGGCGCGATGTCGTTGAGTTGTTAGGAATGCCAATGGAAGCATGTTCACTTGAGGAGGATGAATGATGAAAGTTTTATTATTTATAGGGGTTTGGTTTTCATGTATAGTTTTAGCATTGATGTTTATGCGTGGGGCAACCTACAAAGGAAACATTGCTGAGGACCCGAATTACTACAACAAAGAATAACTAATCGGGATATAATAAACATTTGAGTTCATGGGGAGTGTATGGCTACCAAAGAGGTAAAGACGAAGGCACCTGCTAAGGCTAAGCCTAAGACGAAGGCTGTCGCAGTTAAACCTAAGTCGAATGCTGGACGTAAAACGGTCTTGACAGAAGAGGTTAGCGAAAAAATCCTTGGAAGCATCAGATTAGGCGTACCAATCAAAGATGCCATGAAGATACAAGGGCTGTCTGAAAATACTTACTTCAAATGGATGAAGCGTGGTGCAGATGAATTGGACCGATTAGAACGAGACCCTAAAGCAATACCTAACCCATCAGAAGTTGAATTTTTACAATTTTTACAGTCGGTCGAACGGGCGAAATCAGAGGCAGCAGGGCTTCATGTAGGCGTTGTTGCTAATGCTGCCAAGAATGGCGACTGGAGAGCCTCCGCATGGTGGCTTGAGAGGCAACGTCGTGATGAGTTCGGCAAAGAGCCACCTATCACGGTTGTCGGCACTCAGAACAATGTCAATATCAACATGACAGTGACTTTGGCTGAGGTTCAACGTAAGTTAAAAGAAATCATGTCTGAAGCGAACGTGATTGCACCTGATGAGCAATGAGATTGTTAATCACTTTAGTTCCCTTAACGAAGAGTTCCAAGGCAAATTATGGGAAACTCTAAACGAGGATGAACGGGCTGTACTTAATTTAATTCTTGATGCCAATAAAAACAACAAGTTCATGAAGTATGAAAACGACCCAATCGGGTTCGTTGAAAAAGGTTTAGGCGAAACTCTATGGAGTAAGCAAAAAGAGATTCTTCAGTCCTTGATGGATAACAAAAGAACAGTTGTCCCAGCATGTCACGCCCCTGGAAAATCTCACTTGGCTGCTCGTGCCATTGCATGGTGGATATCAGTTCATCCGCCTGGGACGGCTATCGCAGTATCGACGGCATCAACTTTCCGACAGGTTAGAAATATCATGTGGGCACAAGTTCGAAAAGTGCACACAGCCCATGACCTGCCTGGAGAAATCCTTACTACAGAATGGAAAATGGATGGCACGGTGGTCGCTTACGGTTTCTCTCCGTCTGCTAATGATGAGGCAGCGGTTCAGGGTATTCACGCTCCGCATTTACTTATCGTCGTTGATGAGGCTGGCGGACTTAGTGACACGATTGGAACAGCGCTTGAAGCGCTAATGACAGGTGGACATACCCGCCTTCTCGTATTAGGTAACCCGCCTACTGACCAAGAGCAGACATGGTTCGAGCGAATCTGTAACTCGCCTATCTATAACGTGATTCCTATCGCTGCTCATGACACACCAAACTTCACGGGTGAGAAGACTGGCATGTGTAAGAGTTGCCCGCAGTTCATAGAGCCTCACGAGGTGGCTACGCACCTAGTTGATGAAACTTGGGTCAATGATGTAATCAGTGAATTCGGAGATGACTCACCCTTCGTTGAAGCCCGTGTATTTGCCCGCTTCCCACAATCGGGAACAGGAAAGGTCATTCCGTTCGCATGGGCTGAGCAAGCCGTCGAGAATGAAGATTTAGTTGAAAGTTCAATTATCCGTCTAGGTATCGATATTGCATCCGACGGTGGCGATGAGTTCGTAATCGCTAAGGCTGATGGATACAGCGTCTCGATAGTTCACCGTTCATCGGGCAAGATAAATTCAAATGCCGTAGATGTTGCTGGAGTTGCCATGATTGAGATTGAAAAGGCTTGCGCTATCCACAAAGAGCGAGACGTACAAGATTTGGTACGAGTCAAAATCGATACTATCGGCGTTGGATGGGGAGTTGTCTCCATGCTGGACAAATGGGTTAAAGAGCGCCGAATGCGAGCGCAGATTATCGGGGTCAATGTTGCAGAGAGAGCAAAAGACCAAGCAAGATTTAAGAATCAACGCGCTGAGATGTGGTGGAATGCCCGTTCACTACTACAGCCAAAAGATGGACGCCAAGATATCCGCTTGAATGTTGACCGACCAGTTCTAGCCCAGTTAGCAGGTCCTACATACACGAGCGATTCTTCGGGACGCATCCTTATCGAATCTAAGGCAGACATGAAAAAGCGAGGAGTCCATTCTCCTGACCGTGCAGAAGCGGTGCTCCTCGCCCTTTATGAGAACAAGAATGTTGCTGCCCCAATTGCTCCGATATCAATCGGGCAATCTAATCAATGGGTTCTATAACTTCTCATAATGACAACGCACTTCCCAATGTGCGTCATCTTCACAAACAGCACAAGCCTTTTGGATAAACCAATCAGCAATCTGTGCCAGTAGTACAGCAAGTTTCCAGCGTAGCCCACTTGTCATTTATTAATCCTCACTCTTGAGACTCGAATCTTTCCACGCTTTGGATAAATAAACCATTTCGACATTAAATAACTCCTTGGTGATATAGAGCAGTAACCGCTTGGCTTGCAGCCTCACCCCACGATGCTCCTTCTCCTTGAGAAAGAATCTTGCGATTCAATGGCTCCACAATTTCTGCATAGAACCGAGTTCCCCGAGGAGAATTCTCATCCTCTTGGTGTTGTAGGTCAATGATGAATTTCGCCATTAATCCACCACGTTTCCGAATACCTCGCCTACAGTTGCCTGAACGTCGTAGACAGTTTCATGAAGCAAGCGACCATCTGACCATTCTGCCCAGTTGCCGTCACTTGATACCTTCAAAGCATTTCCGAATACTCTCTTAGCCTGAATCAGAATTGCTGTGAT